GATTAGGTGTCCAAAACTCGATTGAACCACCATCATCTGGTGTCCAGTCTGGTGTAAGATAAACGATAACTGTATATTGGTCGCCAGTCCATCCATCAATATGAATACCACCTGATTGACCTTTATGATGACCATTCAGATAGTGTCTAATTAATTTAACACCTGGGTCTACTTGTTCCCATATAGATTTAACCCAATCTTGTTCTATCTCATAGTCTATTTCTTCGGTATCACTACCACCTAAATGTATATGTTTGTAACCTGGTGTCTTTGCTTCTTTTTTCATTTCTGGTGTAGAGTACCATCCGTCTTGCCAATCTAATGCCATCGCTCTACCATATGCTTTTCTTATTTCGTCATCTGATATTGTGTCATCAGACGCTTGTATGATTTTATGATAGTCACCGCCTGCTAATGCTAAAGCAGGAAAAGTAAACACTTTATCTGTACCTGGTTGTGTTATCTCCATCATAGTGCCTTCAGGTAAATCTTTTGCTTCAACTTTAGGAGCTTCCTTTGTTGCTTGATTAGTTATACCTGTTCCTTCTAATGTAGAATCGTTTTTGTCATTCACGACTTCTTTCATATCAATTACTTTGGTCATGTTTCTCCTCTTCTTCCTCATAGAGTATCATAGTTATTAAACTATATATCGCCATATCCATTAAGGTATCTTTTATGTTTTCGCCTTTAAATTTAAACTCACCTTTTTTGATGAAGTTACTTATTCTGGCATATTTATCGCCCATACGAACAACAGATCCTTGCCAAGCAGGTATGCCTGACAACTCTGATAATCGAAAGTTAGCAAATATGTCCTCATTGGCACCATAGTCATGGCGTTTTTGGTCGTGTAGATTTTTTATGACATCTAATATCTCATAAAATCTTTTACTTTGTTTGTTCATATCTTCCATTATATTTTTCCTAATGTTAAATGTTTAACTATTCCCCCTTGATTTTCCCATTGTTTGTATTTATTTTGATGGTCGCAAACCTTTTGTGCTTCATCTTCAAACTCTGACTCACAAATAATACTGCCTGTTGGTCTCTCTATACAAAGCCATCTAACCATACTTTTTCTTTTAACAAGTTTTACCTCATAAGAAATTTTATGTTTTTTTGGTTTTTGTTTTCTTGCGACCTTCTTTTTCATACTTACTCTTTTGGTGCTTCTTCAACTTTAGGCGTTTCAGCTTTAGGTTCGTCAATCTCAGCAGAAGCTGGTACATTTTCTTTAATGTAATTTGCATGATGAGCAATAATTATTTGACAATTTTGCAAATCAGCTTTTAAATTACTAACTTGTTTTTGGTAATTATTTACCTGTACGATAGAGTTTTTAATTTCAGCATTGAATTTAGTCTCATCATACCATTTGTCGTTTAGTTTTATAGCCATTTGTTTTCTCCTTTTGGTTATACTTTAAAATCCGAGAATTGTCCCAGTCTTTTAAATTTATCATTAGTTGATCCTGAATCTTGTCCACTATCAACCAAATCGGTTTGTGCGTTTTGTTCTACATCATATAAACGCATTTTAGACCTATCAACACCAACAATAAACTTTCGATTAACTGTTGGGTCATTATATCTATTCTTTAATTGTTTAATCATTATCTGATTTTTTTCTTCTAGTTCTTCACTACTAATCAAAGCAAACATAAAGTCTGCTGTTGCAGGAAGACCAAAACTTTCTGAGGTATCTTCTAAGCCTACATCACTACTTACAAAACCACCTCTTGTTGTTTGAGTAGCAGAAAAGATAGGTATATCATGTTCAACAGCAAGGCCTCGTAATTCTTCAGCGATTGCCTTGATGTAAGTATAACTATTTACATTTGCACCAGACTTAAATCTAGATGAAGCACAAATATTTAAATAATCAACAAACACGATATCTGGTTTAAATGATTTCTTTAATGCTAATTCACTAATAAAATGACCTGTGTGAGCAGTAGCAGTAGGATATTCTTTGATAATTAATTGACCTGTTGTCTTACTCTGTAATTTATTAATCTTCGTTTCATACATTGAATATGGTAATTCTTCTAAATCACTCATACCAACATTTAATAAATTAGCGTCTATTCTTTCAGCAATTCTTTCTTCAGCCATTTCTAAAGTAATATACAAAACATTTTTGCCTTGTAATAATACAGACGAAGCAAGGTGTGTCATAAACATAGTTTTACCTACACCAGTACCTGCAAGACAAATATTCAAAGTCTTACTTGGTATACCGCCTCTTGTAATCTTATTAAAATATTCTAAATCTAATTCAAGTCTTTCTTCTTTCTTTTTATAAAAATCATATCTTTCTTTTGATTCAAGTAAATAATCATGACCAACTTTTTGGTCAAAAGATACACCTAAAGCACTTGATAATAATTCAGGTAAATATTCTGGAGTGTGTCTCTTATCTTTGCCGTCTATGATTTGTATGCCTGATAAAATAGCATTATGAACAGAGCGTTCTTTACAAAACTTTTCTGTTGTATCTACTAACCAATCTAAATTAACTGGCTCTGGATTTAAGGTAGATAATATATCAGTAACCTTTTTATATTCATCTTCATTAATATTTTTATTACTGTTAATTTCAATTGATAAGGATTCTTTTGTGGGAAGATTATTATACTTATTTACAAACTTGTATATCTCTGAAAATAATACTTTCTCTAATCTATCAGAAAAATATTCCTCTTTAATAAAAGGTAAAACTTTTCTACAATATTGTTCGTTATGAATTAAATTACGAAGAGCTGTTCTTTCAATTCTTTCCATCAAGTTCCTTTTTGTTTTTTAATTCTTCATCTAATAAAATAACTAATATATCACCAATATGATTAATAAACTCTTGACTATCTGTATCTGCACCTATATTATTTTCAATAATAGTGTAATCAAAAACCATAGGTAAAGCACCGTCTGGTGTTTTCTCTGACTCTGGTCTAAATCCTACTTTACCATATTTAAGAACTATACTTGCATATGGTCCACTAATTAATTTAATCGCTGTAAAGTCCTCTCCTGGCTTCTCGACAAAGACATAATCTTCTCGGTGCTTAGGATTGGTCGTCTTGTGTGTTGGTGGTATCTTCGGTGTCAATTACATCTCCATATTTAAATTCTTTAGCACAAACATTATCTAACTTTTCTAAAATATCTTTTGTAAAATATTTTTCAGGATTATTGTTTATTGTTTTACCAAATGTTTTACTACCATCTGGTAACTCTACCCTAGTTGATACTGATTTAAATATATTATGTTTTAATGCTAAATCTAATAAGCCATAATATCTATCTAAACCTTTATCATAAGTTAAACGAACATCTACTACTTTATTTTCTTTTGTTAATCTGGATTTGTAATTTTTACAATGTATAATATTACCGATAACCTCTGTCCCATCTTTTTCTTTTCTCTTTGATAGATAGACAATCGAACTAGCTGCATATTTTAAGCCAGAACCACCACCCATTTCTTTTGTTGGGAACATACTACCGACAACATCATAAGTATGATTTGTTATGATAAGAGGAACTTTTGCCTTACCTAACTTTAATGTTAATACTCTAAAGGCAGCTTTTACAATTTGTGCCCTTGTCATATCTTTAGTTTCTTTACCTGCCTGTGTATCTTCCATTTCTTTAGTAGTTGATAACATACCTAAAGAATCTAATACAAGTAACAATGGTTTTCTTTCAGACGGATCTTGGTCAATATATTTGTCTAATACTGTAATCGCCTGATGTCTAAATTCTTGAACAGTAGTAACTGGCATAATTACCATACGACTACTATCAATGTCTCTTTCTTCTATAATATCTTTTGTAACGGCTGATTCTGATTCAAAGAATATAACACCGCCATCTGGATTTTGGTCAAGAAAATTCTTACACATACCTAATACAAAGAAAGTTTTACCCGTAGCACTTTCTCCTGCAATAGCAGTTATCTTATTAGATGGTAATCCTTTGTTTATACCACCACCTAATAATGCATTGAATATATAAGAACCTGTATCAATAAAATCTGTTACATCACCTGTTGAACCGTCTGATACTAAACTAGCATATTCATTACCAGTTTCTTTTATAATATCTTTCAAAAAATCACTCATTATTTTTTACCTCTACTTTGTATTCTTTATGTAATTCTTTTTTATTAAAGTTTTTAGCATACTCTTTTTCTCTAGCTTTACCACCTGGCATACCGTCAATGTAAATAGAATCTAATTCCCACTTACCTTTCTTGCCATTTGTTTCTCTGGAGTAAACTGTAACTGTCATTTGTTATTATTATACACTATATATAATCCTTTGTCAAGCAAAGAACTCATCTAAAGTTGCCTTTCTTGAACTTTTAAATAGGTCTGTTTCTGGACCAAAACACCAAACATTTTCTATAAACATTTTATTCATAAAGTCAGCCTTTTCTTGCTCATCTTTAAATAATGTATCTGATTTTGGTCGTTGCATAATTCTCATACCAATCTGACCTAAAAATTTATCTTTAAACTTATCTACCAATTCATCACCAGAACGATAACGAACACCATGTATTTTGGGATCCATAATATTTACAAACATAAACTTTGAAACTTCCATAGTTTTCTCTGCAACTGGTAAATAAAAATCATCACGCCATTTATCATACTCGTTAAACTTGTACCATGATTGGTCCTCTTGATGTTCACCATCTTTATTATATTCTTCGGTAGAGAAGTATGGTGGACTTGTAAATGCCACATCAATCTTTGGTAGTTTATGATATGGTAAATCTTCAGCACCACATCTCCATATCTGAACTTTTTTAGGTTTAGATAATAGTTTATTATACGAACTTATCTGTTCTTGATATCTTTGATAAGTATTAGGATTAGGATCACAGCCATAATATTCTTCAGCGTCAGAAGCAAAGAAACCAGCAAGTCTATCACCCCAACCACAACTTGTATCTAATACTGTTTTGGCATTTGTAATATCATAAATTGCTTTTGCAACAACAGGTTTAAATTGTGTTGCAATATATGTGCCTAATCTAAATGCTGATATATAACTTTTCTCATCTAATTGACCACCTACTAACTTCTCTGTTTCGGTACCATCTAATTCTTTTA